TTTTTTTTTTTTTGTCTATAGACAAAAGAAAAGAAAATAAAAAAGAAAAGGACGTTAGTCCGCCGGAAGAGACATAAATAAACCATAGCTTAGGGAATTTAAACCCCTCCCAGCTGACAACGACCGGAATACAACTAAAAATTCCAAACTTGAAACTCAAATCTGAAATTCTAATTGCAGGATTCAATATAAAACCAAGGAAAGAATCCATAGAAAACCTTGGAGTTGATAAAACGACGATCTACTCATCTCCCCCTTCAACTTGTTCATCAAGTGGAGCAAGTTCAAGTGGAGGTGGTGTACCTAGGTTCTTCAGACGTAAATAGTTATACGGAAGTATACCTCTCACGTCTGTGATCCTATTAATGTCGTGTAAACATCCGGCTAAAGCAATGTCTTTAGCATCCTTTGGAGACCTAACTCGGTCTTTTGGACAGTTCACCGGCATCTCATAAGGTGCCCCAGGAAATAATACTACAAAGTAGTGATCCGGGTACTCATGAGCTACTACAACACTTTCAATGTTGCAGGTGGGGAACCCCAAAGAAGCTAAACGTTGCTTGAAGGATGACCTCAACGCCGTTGGGTCGACTTCAACCAACTCATCAGCTGGATCCGTCAACCGAAAGCCCGTAATCGTGTATGGATTAAGAGGGTTATACTTGGTGCACCCATAAGATCTAGCGAAACCAGGTAAAGATCGATAGTACTCTTGGTGTTCAAGCGGAACCACAACATCACCAGCAGGAGCTTCACGAACTGCTAAACCTCGAGGAGGTTGTACTACCCTTTGAGGCGGAGCAGCACGTTCGGCTCTTACTGGTGGATCCACACGCTGACGTGGAGCTTGTCTTTGTTGAGGTGGTTGTTGTTGTTGCCTCACCGGTCTTGCGCGCTGGTTTGGAACACGGGCTAACCCTGCAGGTACATCCATACCATGCCGTGAGATAGCATCCATGATTTCCGAAATCAGAGCTGGAGACGGGTTAGAAAGCGAAAATGTAACAATATTACTCATTTTGAAAAATCTAAAATGACAACAGAAAATTCAAAACGATGACTTATATTGTTCATTTAAACAATCTAACGATCTGACGGTAAGCATACTGTGTCTGGCAACATTTCCAAAGGTTCCTCAAACAGGTTTCTGAAGTCTAGAGGTGCTTCAACTAAACATCTGATGACTTCAAAAACCTCGCAGGGATCCATCAGAACCGGATAACGATCTTGAACAGCCAACGCTAACATCTCAACAACTTCCCTGTCAAGGAAGTGTTTCGTTGAATCCAATAGAGATATCCTATATTCATCAACGTGCGCCCAATTGATAAGATCAAGACGTGCCAAACGTACACACAATTTTACTGGGTCGGGTACAAAGTACCATCTATCACCAACTGGTATCAGAAACTTCGAACAAAAATGATAATAATCGTAATTCGAGAAAAATTTAACATCGAGGTTAAACAAATCCGAAAAATTTTTACTATCACAGTTCAAATCTTTCTTATCACCAACCAGTAGTGAATCATCACCAGAAAATAAAGCTAAATCCAACGAATTTAAGTCGAAGTTACGAGCCATAACTGCTATCAAAAACATGGTGTTACCGAAGAAGGTACCACCATCTCCTGATCTACGCTGAACCTGCAACTTAAATTTCAACCCATTACGTGTATCCTTAACTATACTCTCTACGTGTGAATGAAACCATAGATAGATAAGTTCTTCGGATACACCGAAATATCTCATAACCTTACACTCAAATAGAAGAACCGATAGTTCTTGAGATTTATCAAATTTTTTGATATCTATTTCAAGAGAGCTCTTAGTACGAGAAATATCAGTACTAACATATTTGGTAAGGTGATCAGCTAGGTCATCAGGATCCATGTCAGCATAAAACACTAAGTTTTTACGATGACGCAACATCCTCTGAACTATAGACTTCAAACTCCTAAATATAACACAAAAAACCGCATTGACATCTTTAGTCTGGTGAAGCACCACCTGAGGAGCGGCAAACTCCATGTAAGCTTCATCGGTCAATGTGGGTTTTGGGCTAGATTTAGTGATCAATGAGTATTTCTCTACAGCTGTTGAATAAATACTGTGCTCACCAACTACTTCGTTTACTACAGATGATTTTTGATCCTGCAACCAAGCTGCTACTTCAGCAGGACCATAATGAACTTTACGGTAGTAACGTTGGTCCAAGAGAGAAACAAACGCCTCAAACAATTCGTCGGCCATTTTATATGGTGAAACAGTCGAAGATAGTTGAGGAACGTTACGATTTCTCTTTTGCACAGCTATCAAACTCTCTACCAAGCAAGCTTTTCTAACCACTGGACTACAAAAACTTAATCTAGGTATCATACAATCATATGTTTTGGAAACAGTAGCAAATTTGATGGTGTTAATAGAAACATCATCAATCGCTAAGTCCAAATCTAGATTGTATGTCATCCACGCGTCCATACTAGTGTTAACATAACAACTATTTGGAAACGTGGATGATAGAAAGTTTTGCAGGATAGAAAACTTATCTTCAAACGAGTAAGTTTTACATATAACACCTTCCGTGGTTATTTGCTTAAGTGTTGGAAAATGAACCTCTTCAAACTCATCCTCATAAAAAGGTGACAAATGAGAATCCGGAACATGTTCGACAGCATTCAATTGCATTATATCAAAAACTGTAGATGATATGTTCTGATTCTTACCAGAGCAGAATAGGTTAACATTCTTACCCAATACAGAATATACTGCTGGTTTAAGACGCTGTTGGGAGAACTTATCAAGTACCATAGAACTAAAGACCAGATTCCCACCCTTTATGGGGCTAGTCTTTAGTTTATCTAAAAGTATTGGTAAGGTATCCCGTTTATTAAGTACGATATCAAAGCGATCACTAAAACCCACTTTAGTGCATCTATCTCCCTTCATCAAGTCCACAGGTGGAATAGACCTATAAGACACAAAATTATTCGGTCTAGTAGGTCCTCCACCCGATAACTTCAAAAAAGGTTTTAAATCTGCCTCAGAGATAGGAGTTTTAATCCACTTCGATAAAACATCATCTGCTTCGTTAACACTGACATAACACAATTTTTTGGTATGTCTAGTCAGTGCTACGAGACATTGACGTTCGTCTTGGAAAATAGATTTTTCAGGGTATGATAATCTAAACACTATAATGTATTCAGCATCACTTCCCTGAAACTGGTGAACAGTGCAACAATATTGCGAATAACGTTCACCACCATTTGCCAAAAAGGAAATCATATCCTCTCGCAAAAAGAACAACAATTTTATCTTGTTTTCTTCAAAAGTACAACGGTCCGTAGGGAAATGTTTCTTAAGAAGATCATAATTAAAATTGCAGTTCTTAGAAATGATATGTTTAGATACCGTACGCAAATGCGTCTGATTGCTAGATAAACATTTAATCGTAAGTCCACCCAGATCCTTCCCGTAAATCTTTTGCATTAGATACGTGACATCAGGTGGACTCCGAAATGTTCTAGCCAACGGTTTAGCTTGTGAAGTGACAAAATCGGACAACTTTTCATACCTAAGGACAAAATTAATCCTTGAGATGAAAGGTATCTGTCTTTTGTCACCAACACAAAACATACGATTAATACCAAATAAGGAACACAAGGCAAAAAGACATCCAGCGTGATACATTATAGCTTCATCGATAAGCAATCTGGAGGATTCAGTTATTAAACCCGCACTGATCTTACCGATTTTGCTATTATGATCAACGAGAAATCCGTTAAGGGTACGAACTCTATTGTTGATGTCTTCTGCCTTCAATGAGGAATAAGCTAAACTTAGCTTCTTCCGCAACGAATCCCTATTTTCAACCGTAGGGCAGACAACTACGTCATTTGGAGTAAATGTTTGAACCAAAAGCGTAGTTTTCCCTGCACCTGCAACGGCTTGTATCCAATCAACAGAAATAGTTCTGATAAACTCCATCCGATGTTCCCTAGAGGTAACATCAGATAAAGCTAATAGAACAGGTTCTACTTGATTGTGGGCTATCAAGTTGGTGAATATCGCAAAACCCCCAACTTGATCAATACTTCGCCCTCTGAACATAGAGAAGTAATCTGATTTAGCAACGACTTTACCGTGAACTATATCATAAACGGAATTGATATCATCACCACAAACAATAGGTTCTGAATTCTTCAGAACCTTACCACTTGCGGAGATTATACCAATTCCATCCTTAAGCTTCTTTTGTTCATTGAAAAACGAACGGTTTGGGAAAAACATTTCCTGAAGTCGTTTTGGATCGCGAGTCCTAGTAAAGCTCAGAATATTATCTACAGCTTTACTGACTGTATCAGTGCTATGTGCAAGTTCTTCCTTCAGATACTTCTCGTACTCAAATACCGATGCCAGTCGTTTACCAAGATCATCCTTTTGTTCTACTGGTACAAATTCGACCTCAGGTTTGTCTTCCTTGTTGGTAGACAAATCTGATCCGTTCGAACCAAGTAGTTGTTTGATGTTGTTGACTAAAGCATCGGTATTGTGTATCTTAACTTGTGGCTTGAACTTTGGGAACTTCTGTATATCAGTTTTAATCTGACACTTAGGATCGAATTTTCCGATGGATAAGCCTAGTCTTATAGCATCGGCCTTTGTCCGAATCGCGTCAGACTTATCGTTAAAGCGAGCCTTCAGCTTTGCATGCTCAAGCATCGTCTTAACGAAACTGACACAGAAATCCCTTCTATTACAAGAAATGAGTTCAAATTCACCAAAAAGTGGACCGTACCAATTTGATCTGCACGAAATCATCATAACCAGGTTTCCCCTGTATAAGCGTAAGCATATCTCAACATGCTTAAAGCATCTACAGAAAGACAGGAATCCGGTTAAAATCCTCTCGTTAAAGAAGCAATTTGATACCACACAAACATCTGTGAATCCAGCCTTTACTATGTAATTAATAAATGATAAAATTGCAGAGAAATCACTGCAATTATCGAAATATTGAACATAGTTAAATACATTGTCAGTAACGATATTCTCAAAATTCACTAACTCTTTCAAGTCAGGGAATTTTAAGAATCTGGACTCACAATGAAGGCATTTGGACTCTAATAATGACTCCAACTCTACACTAAAAAACCTTAAATCATGATCTACACCCACATGAAGTTTATAAGATGTTAACCTGTCACTAAAGACTCCAAATGATGAAGTCCCCAGACACGATAAAAACTTAGAAACGACTAGGGATCTATCAATGATATAAGACCGGTTATGAGAATGTTTTCGGGATGATCGATAAGTACCTCCACCAGAGTAGAATCCGCATAAGTCTTTAGCGTACTTCTGCGCCTCGCTCTCGCTTAGTACATTAACGCAAAAATTTTCAACATGAGCTTTGTAAAAACAATCCGATACTTCAGAAAGTATAGAATAAGATTTACCACGGCTATGTTGTTTCCCCGAACATATCAAAAACCCTTCAACGGTACTCATAGGAGTTACATGCGGTCTGTAGAACCTAATGTCCTCATACAAACTAGTTAAGAGATTAAGACTATCAACCATTTGTTCAGGACGAAAGATTCTATAAATAGCTATACCACCTGAACTAAGAGAAGCCCAGGTAAGATATATCTTATTTGACCGCTCTGCTTCCGAGGTACGAGTCCTCATTGAGCTGGAGTATGAAACGTGTGAAACCCTACTAAGATCCGATAAAGTGACATTGCATTGAGAATATAATCCAACTTCCAAGACATCGCTTAAAACTGTGCTCAAACAAAAGGATTCTTCATGAAATGACGAATCCATTGTAAAATCACAAACTCCAAGCCTGTCGTTCGGTTTTTTGTTTGAATTACATCTCATAGCAATGACATAAGATGAAGGATCCAAAATTCGTAAGGCACGCACTGCATCTCTCATATTTGCATCAGTTATCAAGAACTTGTTCGAATGCCTCTGACACAACTCAGCTGCATTCAATAGTTCCATATAACGCATTTCACGCAAATTAAGAAAAGGCCCTTTGAAAACTGTACAAAAAACGTTACGATATTTCGATAAAGTACCATCCATAGAATAGACTTTATACAAATTATCTAGCTTCGTTCTAGTACAGTCCGAAGGAGTTTGTAAAGCAACACTACCACATGCAACTATGGTCCGGTCCATTAATCCCATCTTAACATATGGGATCAATAGATCGTAGTGTTGATCACGCAATTGCAAATGGATGTACCGAGAACCCTTGTTAACCGTGAAACGCATAAATGTCGTTTCACGAAACATAAGGTGAACACATATGTTAATATGAAACGTTTTGGCAATAAGCATGAGAGTAAACTTATTCCCAAAAACACCATCACGATGCAATGATTCGGAGAACTCGGTATCCCCTTCTTCAGTGGCCAAAACATCAACCTCAGAATAAAAAATTGAATCACGTAAACGAGCTTTTAAGTCACAGACGGTAACACCTTTATACAATCCTGCTTTGACAAAGCAGTTGTATAAACAGTTACCATCCCCAGCAACTGAAACATGTTGTAAAGGTGTATCACATACATGTTTGTCGTTATAATCAACTGTAACTGATGATTTATAATCTTCATAGTTGATATGGCACAGGTGACCTATAGTAGTCTCATCACGTAAGCTCTTAAGGTTCAATACGACCATGTCCGGAATGTCGACCACATATTCAACACTATGTGAAGAATCATGAACTACAATTGGACATTGTTGTTTGACCCTAGCATATTCAGTGAACCATTCGATAATCGAATTAAATCCCCAGACTCTTTCTTGCTCGTCATCGTTAAGATTAAACTGTTTCGAAATAATCTTAGGATCGAGCATAAGGCTAGATTTAATATTATCTATGTTCGTATCTGTACTAGGATGAGTTGTTTGGCCTTTCGAAGATAACATATTGGTCAAAAATCTGATGAAACCAGAACTGGCACTACGAGAACGGTATTTGTCAGCTAGATGTTTTATGGTAACAAGTCCTTGAGTAGCCTCCCATTTTTCAGAGTATAGCAGCATGTAAATTGCGACAACTATGGTCGTCATCTTACGGACTGGAATATCCTGATCGGAGGCTACTATCGTCGTACCACCCAAATTACGTCGAGCTGACAATCCAACACCACTTTTCAACAATCCATCATATATGAACTTGTTGGCATCAACAGTAAGTCCATATTTGATCATAGTCAAAAAGAATTCCTCTGATAGTGTTATACTAACTGGTTTCATTACAGCAGAATTAATACGGGTTCTAGACGAGAAAAAACTCTCGTATCCAGTATTATATTCCCAAGTATGTATAGTGACCGTTCCAGCAGGGGCTGTGCGTGGTATGTTAAACGTCAATCTCGACCCTGCGATAAACTCTTTATCTCGACGAAAAACTTCGATAATTGCTACGCCGCATATTATCTCAAGTATTTCGAACATATAAAACCGTTTATCGCTACCAAGCACTACCTTAGTAAAAAATTTGTCAAGATACACATCTAGCCTATGTACATAGGCTGCCTGTGTATCGTTCAAAAATTTTTGCTGATAATACTTCACACCTTTCAACGATATAATGTCCCACTTGTAATTCAGAATTTTGTTAACACCAGAAGTACTGCCGTTAACAATAGCTGAATCAAAGTGTAAACACATTATAGCACGATGGGCATTGGAAGCTACCATGCAATCGACAATACCTGCCGCAGTAATATCGTATGCACTGTGCACAAACGTAAGTAATGGTGCCCTGATGTTACAATGTTGCCCTATGTTCTCACAACGAAAGAGAGTAGAACCTTCGCGAAGTCCATCGCAAATGGTTCTATGCTCTTTGGAGTTAGGACATACATGTGAAAACAAATAATGTTTGTAACGTTCCAAACGGATATGATCTCGAAAATCTAAGTCAGGCATACATGCGTGAACGCCTGTCAGTTCTTCGTTCAAAATATCAAACCCGTTTGACCCCACATCACAGAGTTGCATATCATAACCTTCTGGTATACCGTAATCTTTTCGGTATCCAACTATGTCACGCATATAATGGCGCATAACTCTACGTAGAGCTGCAGCATTATTGTGTGTCACATTTTTATTGAAGGTTACTCTAATCTTATATGATAAAAATTGCTCTGAAAGCAATTTTTCCATATCATTAGAGATGTTCTCAGGTACATTTATAACACGCTTCTGCAACACGTTCGTAAGAACTGTGTGCATACGCGCCGAATAAATGCATCGAGCTGCATCCTCAACATCAGGATTATCTACAGCACATCTTTCCAGCTTATTACTTATAGCTCGTTGTGTTTCTTGAGGATAAGAACCCATAACGGCTAATAAAGCAGCGGCCTTAGCTTCAGTGCTGGTGACAACCTCCGAGTTACTAACCAACTGACCGTTGGCTATAGTGTAACTCAATGGTTGTGATTGAGTGTTGAGCTGATGTTGCTCAACCGGTTTAGACTCTATATAAGTTGAAGTGACCGAAGGTTTAGTCATAATTTTCCTCAACTTATCAAAGTCTAAATTACGAATCTTACCATGTGTAGTCATCTTTGGTACAAGCACTACACCGTGTCAATACTGGTATGATTAACACCTGAACCTGTGGTAAACAAGAAAGCCAAAACCTCGTGATTACTCGCTTAAGCAACCACTAATATTTTGTATCCCCATGTCACTAATATTTTGTATCCCCATGT